ACAACCTAACAACAGGTTGATAATTACAAAGGCAAGAAGGACACCAACACCTGCCGTTACGACAAGTGCTAGTATCCATTCCAATACCTTTCGTTTAGTTACAGGGTGTCCGAACATAATCATAAGCTGAACAAACCCCATCCAAAGTAGATGTCTAGTATGGAAACAGTAGCTGATGCCAATGCCCCCCATATAATCCACCATGTGATATCATTCATACAAACCTCCTTTGTTGTTGATACCTTTTAGTTCTTTCTTGTTGGATATCACAACGTAGTTAGACTTGTGCATTGGTACGACTGTAAACTTACGCTTACCTGCCGTCACCTCCCCACATTTCAAACACGAACGATAACCAAGTTGATAACGAGCAGGTATAACCTCCTCGATACCACAAACATTACAAGTATATTTACCTGTCATTGTATCTCCCATAGTTACAAAAAAAGAGAGCATGGTGTTACCCATGCTCTCCAATGAATGTTTAGGATAGGACTTCAATGTCACTCTTCCTAGATGGTGCTGTTGAAAGGTCACGCTTCTCCAACATTGCCAAGTAAGGCTTACCACCAAACCTCAAGCTAGCTAGCAGTACAGGTTGTTCTGCTTTGTTAGCATCGGGTACAAACAAGTTCATCTCATACTTCAACTTAGTAGCATGCTCTTTCATCTTGTTGTACAACTCGGATACATTCTCCTTGTTGAACTTACCCTCGGGGTTAGGTCTGATGTTAACCTTCTTTGTCTTGTGGTTAGCAAACAGTTCTACATTACCTTCGTATAATTTACCCATGATATACCTCCTTTGTTAAGATCATTGGTATATCGACATAGGAATCTAGAGATATAATACTCTCGCCCTGCCGATTTTTAAAATTTATCAAATCGAAATCGTTTTGTAAAGTTTGTGCGTCTTTACAAGATAAACGCAAGTTTAAACAAGTATCTATAAACAAACAGGTTTATACATGTATAGTTACAGGTTACCTACAGGTTATAGATACTGGAAAACATAAGTATAACAGCAGGTTACAACTTAGTATATAAACTATCTAGGTGGAATTAAGTAATACGTTGCTACTCTCGCTATCGTTATATCGTTGGTAATATCTTGCAGACAAAGGGTATATGTATAATTCATAGATAATTTAGATAGTATAGATAGTATTTCGCTTGTCATATGGTTAAAACGCAAGTAAATCAACGCTATATGGACTACATCATGTAAACTTAGGGTATCTAAAACACAACATGTTGTGTCAAGTTGTAACTAGATAGCTAGATAGTGTAGTAACTTTACATTAAACCATGACCTTATCTCCGTAAGTAACGTGCGATAACCCCCCGAACTATGGGATTATATATTAAACAAAAAAATAAATAAAAAAAGAAAGGGGCCGAAGCCCCAATCCCTACTCTGCTGTTATATGTATACATATTGCTCCTAGTATCAGGCCACATACTGATCCAAATAGTATGATGGTCATCGCTAGTATGCTGTTTGCGTTCTCCATACAGTGTCCATCACAGTCACCAGCTGCTCCGCTTGCAGATATTATAGCTAACACTATTAGTATGTATCCAAATATGTTTATTGCTTTCTTCATATTACACTCCGTTAGTTGTGAGGGAGCCGAAGCTCCCTCGGTTGATGTTACCTGACACAATGTATTTGTATCTGGTTTTCGTAGCAGACATTCTTATCTACTAGCTGTGTCCAAGCCCAATTCTTAGCTTGTCCTACTGTGAAGAACCAACGAAACTTGAAGTAATTATCTTCAATCCATGTCAACTTCACTGTGCGTATGTCATTAGCCATGTCACACTCCATTGTTGTGAGGGGAGTCGAAACTCCCCTCGGGTTGATGTTAAGCAAGCTTGCGTGTCTTGCTCTTAGGCGATGACTTGCTTGCCATTGGCGGAAGCATAGTCAACTTGGGCTTGCCAAACTTGTCAGATAACAAGACTGGTTCAGCGTTCTTCGACTTCACAGGGAAGTAGAAGCTCCAAGTGTTAAGCGGAAGCTTGTGCTTCTTGCTCAACTCGTTAGCCTTAGCCAACAACTCAGTAGCATTCTCTGAGTTGAAAGCGCCCTCGACATCCTTTTTAAGGCGGATGTCTTCAGTGCCTGCCTTGTCAAAACCAGTGACAATAGACACATTACCTCTAAAGAGTTTACTCATGTAAACACCTCCGTAATGTACGCAGTGACTAGGTGCGTGGTTAGTCAGTCGGTCTGTGTTGCCGATGATTTAAAGCTATCAAAACTATACACGTTTGTCAAGTATGAGGCTATACAAGGGTTTTAAAGCCTATATTTTTATTGTTTGTATATGTGTTGCAAATAGGCAAAAGGGGGGGCACATGGACTGCGCGCCGACACCACCCCCCCATATAAGTAAACCTCTCATAACAAGACCCAAAAAATGAACGTGTAAAGTTTACTGCTTGACATAGTTTCGGTTTTCGGTATGATTTACTTATGGATACGCTACCATTGAAACATACTAAGTGGTCTGACCGTTTAGCTTTTGATGTCGCTCTTATGTTAGAGGGCAGCGGCGAGTCTTTGGATGAAGTAATCGAAAGACATGCAATCAAAGCGGAAGACATAATCAAGTTCAACAAAGATCAGGTCTTTCTGAAGAAGGTTGATTCTTATCGCAATGATATCCGTGATAAGGGTATGACATTCAAAGTTAAGGCCCGTGCTCAGGCAGAAGAACTCCTGACAACTTCTTGGACTTTGATACACAGTCCCGATGTATCTGCTGCAGTAAAGGCAGACCTCATCAAGTCTACTGTTAAGTGGGGCGGGCTAGAACCAAAGAATGATGTTCTGGCAGAAGGAGGATCAGGTGGAGTTAAAATTACAATTAACCTCGGAGAGCAAGAGCACCGAGCAACTATCATTGATGCAGAGCCAGATGACCGAACCGCTGCCATCGAATCTCATTAAACGATTTGATAAGGTTTACGAAGGTTGTAAGGCTTGTAAGCTGACTAATATAGAAGATCACGATGCGCTGACGACTACGCTCATGCTGCATGAAATACCTTATCGAACAAAAATTTTGCGTAAACCATCCACAGTATACTATGTATTACTTGTGGATAACCCGTGTATAGATCACGGAAACTGTGACAGATGCGGGGACAAACTTGTGGACATCTCGTGGTGCAAACATTGTGGAGATATGGGTTGGTTTGACGAGTGGACTACAATGCAAGGGTACTGGGGTTAGATGGAAATAGATTATACACCATCCAAAGTATGTAAAGAATTTATGCAGTCGGATGCAAAGATGCGTGTGCTTATGGGGCCTGTTGGTTCTGGTAAGTCAGTAGCAAGTTGTTTTGAAGTTATTAGACGAGCTACGATGCAGAAGCCTAACAAACAAGGAATCCGTAAATCACGAGTAGCTATTGTTCGTGAAACTGCCAGACAGTTACAAGATACAACCATTAAAACTTTTCACGATTGGTTTCCGCCCGGAATATGCGGAGACTATATGCGTACTACCAAAACATATTTCTTCAAGGTTGGAGATATAGAGTGTGAGATTATGTTTCGTGCTCTTGATGACTCTGACGATGTTGCAAACTTGAACTCATTGGAATTAACGTTTGCATGGTTCAACGAGTGCAGGGATATCAACCCTGACATTGTTGACGCTATGTCTAAACGTATTGGCCGTTTTCCGTCATCTAAAGACGGTGGGCCTTCTTGGTTTGGGATGTGGGGGGATACTAACCCTCCAACAATGGATACATGGTGGTATTATCAGATGGAGGGTTTAGACCCGACAGATGGTGTAAGTCTTAATGATAATGGGTGGGATGTATTCAAACAACCTTCGGGCAGAAGCTCCTTGGCAGAAAATGTTGATAACCTGCCCGAAGGCTACTACGACACCCAAGGTAGATCAGATGAATATGTTCGTGTATATATAGATGGTGAGTATGGTTTAAGTTCTGCAGGTCAGCCTGTGTATAAATACTTCAAACCGGACTATCATATGGGACATACAAAACTTAAACCTATAATTAACGGTGTGCGTCCAGTTGTGATCGGAATAGATTTAGGCTTGACACCAGCGGCAGTTATAGGGCAACAAGACCCTCGCGGGCGAGTCTTGATTCTCGATGAGGCTGTGAGTTTCGATATGGGAATACAAAGATTCGTCCGCACCATTCTGCGTCCGTTGTTGACCGAGAGGTTCTCGGGCGCACCAATCTTAATCATTACAGACCCTGCAGGAGTGCAACGTGCACAAACTGACGAGAGGTCTGCCGTGGATATCATAAAGGCCGAAGGTTTTAGAGTTCTCCCTGCTAAAACTAATAACGTGTCTGCGCGATTATCTGCGGTAGACGACTTCCTTATGAGGCAAGTCGATGGGGATTCAGCGTTTTTAGTTGATCCCAGATGTACGCAGCTCAAGGCTGCAATGATGGGAGGATACAGATTCCATTATAAGAATGGCAATATTGATAAAAACAAACACTCACATGTGGCAGAAGCGTTACAGTATCTTATGCTGCACGTTGGCACTGCAGGTGAAGGTGGGTTTGTTGTACAGAGACGAGAAATAAAAAGGGTTGCGGCAGGAGGTTGGACTTGATACAATTTGCATATAGTTACCTTCCAACTATGTTACCTTCAAACCCACTTGCTCCGGCAGGTGGGTTTTTCTTGTATTTTAAAAACTTGCATATATACTTGTTCCTATGTATATTTAATTGTAAACTTATTGGAGGTTATTAATGAAAGGACATTGTGGTAGTAAAAAATCTATCATCTATTCAGATAATCCAAAAATGGACACGAGTGGAATGTCTAGTGTAATGACTGTAGAAATGATGGAATCAGGTGGGCCTGTAGAAGTAAAAGATATGGGCGCAGTTGTAAAGTATGGATCAGGTGGTAAAGTTTATACAAACAAAAACGATAAAGACAC